ACTACCTGACGATTTTGCTTTATGCGAACCACCCCACCCCCCCCGTCAGATACGCCCCTTGCGCCTCTGCTCGCCGATGGTCTTCCTTGAGTGGCAAGACCTGCACAGGGTCTGCAAGTTGGCGTCGTTGTCTCCCCCGCCGTCATCGAGCGGGATGATGTGGTCGACGCTGGCTTCCGATCCGCTGACGACCAGGCCGCAATCGGTGCAGACGTTGGCGTCTCGGATCAGGATTCTCGCCCGTCTGGCACGCCACTCGGGCGTCAGGTAGTGCCGCTGCTCGCGTGTCGATACTCGCTTCGGCCGGTTCGGCTGCCATCGCGTGAGCTTGTCTGGCATCATTCACCTCACGCCATCGGCTCTTGTTGCGGCATCATGGCCACAGCTTCGCCCCACGCGATCACCTCGACGCTCGCCCCCAGGACGGCTTGATCGGCGTGCTGCCACATCGCGGCCAGGAGCCCGCCGGGCCTCACTTCCGTAAGAACGTCAGCACAAAGCATCAGCCGCCCATCAACCAGCAATGACGGAACCGGAACGCAATTCGGCGAGCCGTATTGAGCATGCAGTTGGCCAAGCCTTGCGGCGAGGGCTGGCGAGAACACAAGCGCCAGCGCTCTTGCGCTCTCAACCGGCAACGGCATTGGTACTTCGGCCAGGAGCATCAGAGCCCTGCGATGGCGGCGGTCAAAGCAGTCACTCGTTCGTGGAGAGCCAGCGACGCTGTCATTGAAAGTCCGTCGCCAATCGAAAAGAAATGTAGCCGGGCGGCGGAATGAAACAGCGTGGTGTTATTATCGTTCCGACCGAACACGCTGAACGCTAGCGTTGTCATGCTAGCAGTGTGCACTCCTGCTGTGGCGTATCCGCAAATGACGCCGTTTTGATAAAGTCGTACGTCAACCGTGGAGGTCTTTGATACGCAGAGCGTCCCAGCCGTTATAGCGCTCGCAATTGGGATGTTAGCTGTATTCTGACCAAGTGCCGTTCCGGATCTCGCTTCACGGAGAGTGCCGGTGGAAAACGTCAGGTCTACTGTCGCAGAATAGTTTCCCTGATACACGCCACACGCAACGTTAAGTGCGCTTGGGCGAGGAAGATTCGGTCCGCTGACAAACATATGGTATGAATTGCCGCTGAGCGTGTTGCCTACGAGCGATGTTCGCAAAGATTTGTTTGTTCCGTTGCCCTGAAGACCTGTTCGACGGTTGTAATCGGCACTTACAAAGTTTGCATTGGTAATCGAGCCGCCGACAAGCGGGACGAGCGCGCCGGAAAGAGTTTTTGCGCCGCTCAAAATGCAGGTCGATTTCAAGAGTCTCCAGACATTGTCTTCCTTGAGACCGACAACAAACTGAAGGATTGCGGCCCGCACGCTTTGCTCAAGCTGCACGCCGTCTGCCGCCTCGACGGCTGCGATGTACGTTTCCGCATCGCGGTCTGATAGCGATAACGATTTTGGCGTCGGCACCGGCGTCGGCTTGCCGAGCAGCCCTCGCGGCATCTGCGCAAACTGCGACGAGAGTGGTCGAATGCCGTCGTTCATCAGAGGTCGGCACCAAACGCCGTAACGTGCGTTGCCTGAGCGACGCTCGTCGTGACGCGAATTGACCATGAAGACGAAGGCAGAACAAGGTTTGAATAGGTCGTGCTAACGCGCGTCTGTAGAACTGTCGATGAGCCTGTCGCGGCGGCGATTGTGTATTCGTCGAAAAGGTAGTACGTCGTGCCGTCGTAGAGGAAAATCCTGACGATAGCTGCGGCCGAGGTCGCGGCGCACTTCACAACGATCTCAGCGATCCTTGTGCCAGCCGCCACGCCAGTGATGAGCGTGCCGAAGTTCGTTGGCGCGGTGTAAGACGCCTCGGCGGTGGAAACGCTTACGGAACCGATGCGAGGCGTGACGGCATACGCGGCTTGATTGATTGCCATTAGCGCGCGGAACTCCATTGGGAAAGAGTCAGGATTGAATTGACGCGGTCTGACAAGCGAGCGTCAGCGAGCGTGCCGGTGAGGTCTGAGGCGCTGCCGCTTGTCGCAGCGGCAGCGAGGCCGCTGACAGCAGACGCGGAGATCGACGCGGCCGTCGTGAGGACTCCGCTCGTCGTTGTCACCACGATCTGGCCGCTGGTCGAGCCGATGGCTCCAGCGTTGGTGATGTTGCCGTGAGTGTGCGTCGATGTCGCGGCGTCGGTGATCCCGTACCCGGTGAGCGTGGTCGGGGTGCTCGTGATCGTGGAAAACGCCTGCGTATGCGCCGTTGGCGTCCTCGCATCCGAAAGCCGAGCGTCGTTGCCGACGCATGCCGTGCTCGAGCTCGTGCCGTAGCTCACCGAGATCGTTCCGCTGCTCACCGCCAGCCCGGTGCCGACGATCACGCCTCCAAGGGCCGAAACGGTCGCTGCCGGGAGCGTGTAGGTGCCTGCGGCGGTCACGACGCCGGATCCGTCGATCGACAGCCCGGAGCCGATCTTCACGCCGCCCAGAACGGAGGCCGTGGCCGTGGGGAGCGAGTAGGCTGCAGGAGCCCCTGAGAGATCGGCGTATGCCCCGGTCGTGGCAACGGTGGCGAGCCCCGTGATGGTCCCGACTGCCTGCGTGCCGGTGTGGTTTGCCCGCTGGATCGCGTGAGCCTGCACGGCGGCGTTGGCAGCCGCCTGAGCGGTGCTGACCGGCTTGGATGCGTCAGCCACGTTGTCCACGGCAGAGAGCCCCACCATCGCCTTCGTAACGCCTGAGACGGTGCCGGTGAACGTCGGGCTCGCCAGCGGGGCTTTCGCGTCCAGAGCCGCCTGGAGGCCGGTCGTGTCGGCAATCGCGTGCGAGTGGGCCGACGGGGCGAACGTCGCCGGCTTTCCGGTGATGTCGGCCCAGGCGACAGCCCCGGCGGCTGTGACCGTCAGGGTGATCGTCGAGCCTGCCACGGCCCACGTCCCGCCGACTGCGGCGAGCGTCAGAGCCCCGGCGAGCCCCTGGAGCGTTGCCACGCCACCGGCCCCGGCGGGGCCGGCCGGGCCGACGCCTCCGCTGACGGTGACGTTGATCGCTGCGGCCGGCGTCAGTGACACATCGAAGTCGCTCATGCCTTCACCTCGACGAGCCCTTCGGAAGCCCTCCGGATCACGCCGCCAGGGGCGGTCGCGGTGAGCCTCAGGCGGTAGGTGCCGGGAGCGATCAGGGCCGTCTGCGTGTCCGAGAGCGACACGGAGACCTGACCGAGTGCGGCGCTGATGACTGTGACCGTCGGCGTGACGATCACCGAGTCGTTAACGACCGAGAGAATCGACGCCGCCCACGTGTAGCTCGTGGTGGCGATGTCGAAATCGAACGTCGCGCCCCAGTCGTCACCGCGGACGAAGGACACGGACGCGATTCCGGGCAGTTGGGTAGCGAGTGCCATGCTTCGACCCTATTCAGGCGAGCCCGTTCCTGTGAAATCGCCTGACTCCGCCGGGCTCATCACCTCGACTTCGTACGGGAGCCGTTTGCCGATCGCCCTGGCCCAGCGTTCTTCCGTCCATGTCTCCCGCAGCTCGGCAGCTCGAGCAGCGACCCAGGGAGCGAGAGCCAGCGAGGACGCGGATGCCTGCTCCTCGTCGCCGGTCGGCTCGACCCAGGCTTCGTCGCCGCGCGGCCTGCCGGCTCGGAGCCGGATACCGCCGAGCTGGTCCCGCAGACGCTGCGTCAGGACGTAGGGCGTAACGCCAGCAGCCGCGGCCACGTCGTCCCGAGTCGCGCCGGCGGCGATCTCCCGCAGGACGATCGCCACCTGGGCGGGAGTCAGCACCTGCTTCGTGGATTCCGGCCGCGGTGTGACCACTCACAGCCTCCTCACCGCAATGACGGTGTGGGCCAGCTCGCCGGCCGCGGCGTAGCGCTTGGAGAGAACCCACCGGACAACGTGCGTGTCCTCGGAGAACAGCGAGTCGGCGACACCCTTGGCGATGTTGTCACAGTCGCCGCATGAGTGCCCCGGATACTCCGGTGCCTTTTCCGTCAGCCCTGACTTCCGGAAGTGCGACTTCGGGCGAACGAAGACGGCCTCGACCGTCAGTTCGCACCAGCCGACAGACGGCGGCACTTGGGCCGCCTTGCCAAGCATGGCCACCGCCTGGCGGTAGGCGTGGATCGGATGGGCGGAAGGCGTGTAGGCGCGGGCAAATCCGTTGCGAGCGGAGATCCGCTGCCGCGGCTGCGGCACCGGCGTGCCAGGAACAGTAAAAGTCCACTCCATGCCGACCCCTCCTTGGGACGGCGGCGGAATGTAACACGTCGGGCAGCATCGACAACCGGATGGGCGGAGTTACTCCCCCTCCGGCCCCGGCGGCAGCGAGCGTGCGAGGAGCTGCTTCAGCACGCGAGCGATGAAGACGCATTCACTGTCGCCGTGGTCGTCGTCGTCGAAGTAATCGCGGGCCGCGTTCACAGCTTCCAGCTCCTCATCCGTCAGCCACCCGCACAGCTGCGGAGGTTGGCGGTAGAGGGGGACGACGGTGGATGATAGCCACACCTCAGACGCTTTTTTCGCTTCGCGTTCATTCAGCCGCGCCGTGACAACGCTGCCAGACTGGACAACGCCCCACGCCACCGGCTCTTGCTCCCCGCCGCCGCTCGCGGCCTGCGCGGCGTGATTCGATACGCCGTCATCGTTCGCGCGTGGTGCGAGTTTCGCCTCCAGTTCGGCCACGCGGGCGCGAAGACTGTCAGCCTCTGCCACAGCGGAAGCGAAACGGTCGGCCGTGAGCGACTGCGTGATTCTCGCGGCCTCAAGTTCAGCCACGCGGGCCTGGAGCTTGTCAGTCGCCTCAATGTAGCCGTCCATCGTTCCCGTGGAACCGCAGCCTTCACACGGCAGATTGATCCACTCACCGCTTGCGTCCATGCAACCTGAATCGTGGTGCCCTTCTCCGTTGCACTCAGGGCAGTGGTTCAGTTTGTCTTGCAACTCCTCCCGCTCGCGGATCGCGGCGTCACGCTCGGCGGTGAGCGCCGTGATGTACTCGTCGTCCGTTGTGCTACACGGTCCACCAATCCAATCCTTATCGCGGCACTTCAAACACCGCTCCCCGTCGCGGTCCCATCGGTGCCGAAGATCCGAAGACTCCCGCTCCGCGTCGCTGACGACGCGGACGGATTCGCCTTTCTGCGGCTCGATCCAAAGGCGATTGTCCCACCATCGCTGATCGTTGACTGAGGCAATAGCACCGTGGACAACCTCAAGCGTGACCCGCTCCGTCCGCAGTCCGCTTTGCCCCTCGCCCGTTTCGCTCACCGTCGATGAGCGTTGCGCGGCGTCGGCAAAGGGGCGGGCAATCGCCTCTTCCAGCGTCGGCAGCGAGCCGCTCCTTCCGTCCTCGGCCGCTCGGACGGCGGCGTCTCTCGACGGGTCTGAACACCATGGGTGAATCGTCACGTTGACGCTGCATCGTGCTTCGTCCGGCATCACTGCACCTCTGCTTTCGGCTTTTCCTGAATCGCCGTGTAAGGGCCCTCAATCACAACCCTCCGTCCGTCGGACCGCTTAAATCTCTGCCAGCCGTGCCCGCCTCCGTCGAACGTCACTCCGGTGATCGTCTGACCTTGCGGAGTGGTGACGGTGAAGATGCGAGGGTTTGCGGCGTTAAATGCTTCCTGCCTGTAGGCAGCGACGACCCCCGACAACATCACTGCGAAAAGCAGCACAATGGCTCCAGTCATGAGCCAATCGATCAGCTTGATGTTCCGCATCACTCCACCCTCCCGCGGCGCTGCCGCCTTGAATAACGCCATTCGGTAAGAAAGTCTGGTGCCGATTTCTTAAACAATGGGGGAGGCCGGACTCGAACCGGCGACCTTCGGATTATGAGCCCGACGAGCTACCAACTGCTCCACTCCCCGCCTAGGACGCGATGAGGGAATCGAACCCTCGTTTTCCCATTGGGAGTCCTACCACTGGATGAATCGCGTCTTTGCCGCCAGCGTTCCTTCGCCAATGGCGAACTGGCGGGCTTTGTTTGTCAGCGGAGCGAATAGCGCCTCACGGCATACCAGCGGCCATCGCGCCCCTGAGCCGTTCCCTCCTCAAGCACCGCCCCGCCGTTGTTGCAACACGACGCCAACGCCGCGGCCGGACTGCCGCCGACGCCGACGCCCTCGTAGGTCGCGCCGTGGCTGGCGGCGTGGACCAGAGAGCCCGACGAGGCCATCGCCTCGGCATGGCCCTGAGCCCCGCGGCTCACCGTCCAAGTGCTCGCCGAGGAGCAGTTGCCGCCGGTGCAGATCGACGCCCTGGTCGTCGTCACCCGCCGCGAGAACGGGCCGGCGTGGGCCGACGCCGAAAGAAGAGCCACCGCCACCACTGCCATGAGAAAACGCATATCCACCTCCGTGAGAAAGTCATCGATCCATCGATCCCCAAACACTAACACGACCCGGACTTGTCTCCGGCGGCCTCGAGCAGAGCGCGGAGCCGGCGGATCTCCTCGGCGGCTTCGCAGCAGAGATCCTCGACGGTTGGGCACCCGTAGTCGCCGCTGACGGTCTCCAGCCGTTCCACGATGTCCGGCTCCTGCGGTGCCGGCAGCCTCGCCAGCGGCTTGCCGTTCGTCGGCACGTGGCCGGCACAGAAGTGCCGGCCGTCGGCGTCTCGCCAGCGGGCCGGGGCGGGGCAGCGGGTGCAGGTGTTCATTTCGACTCCTTCGTGAGTGATTCCAAGAGCTTCCGCTTCGTCGCCTCAAACCGCTGGGCGTCGTCGCCCGTCCAGACCGCCGGCGGGGCCTTCTCCGGCTCCCTGCCGCCCCGCTTGGCCTTGGCGGCGTCGTACTGCCCGCCGAGGCACAGCGTGACGAACTTCGGCCCCACGAACTGCGGCAGCGTCACCGGATCGGAAAAGAACTTGCACCGCGGCAGCCGTGCCACCGCTTCCCGAGCCTGCTCGAGCCAGCCCGGCTCGGCCAACCGTTCCGACCAGCCGTCCGGCGGTGCCCCAGGCTTCCACGCGCGGCCCGTGCCGGCGTTCCACAGCGTGCGGAACGCCAGCCATCCGCCGTCGGTGGCTTCCGGTTCCACTTGCGCAGCTTCTCGCGGAGGAGGAGGAACTTCTCCTGTATCTCCTCTATCTCCTCTCCCGCGCTTGAGCGCCGGAGCTTCCGGCGCTTGAGCGCCGGGACTGCCGGCGCGTCGGCGTTTGTCCTCGTACGACGTTGCCCGGTCGGCCTGCTGGAGCCTCGACTTGGCCGCCTGGCTGAACCGGCGATCCCATCCGGGGATAGCAACGGTGGCGTCCGTCTCGTCGATTTCCAGCCACCCAACGGCGGCCACGTGATACCAAAAGGCTTGATCCTGGCCGCACGTCCGCACGAGCCGCGGAATGGTCATCCGTGCCCGGCCGTTAGCCGTGTTCATCGCCGCCCAGCCCCACAGCCGCAGCAGCGAGAAGACGATCTCCTCGACCGGCCGCCCGGTCGTGTCGATCAGCTCCTGCACCTCCGGCTTGTCAGGCAGGCCGATGTCGTAGGCAATCCACTCACCAGCCACTCGCCACCTCCTCCCCGTCGTCCTCGAGCTCCACGTCGTCCGCCGCCGCCGGCGTCGCGTCCCACAGCTCCTGTAGCTTCCGCCGTTCCTCCGCCAACGCCTTCCGCCTCGTCGCCAACTCCTTCAGCAGCTCGAACGCCGCCACCGCCCCCAGCTCCTCGTTGCGGTCGAGGATCTGCTTCTTGATGCCGTCCAGCTCGTGGGCCTGGGCGATGGCGATGAGGGCGGAGAAGTCGGAGGGGAGGGTCATACGACCGACCCTTGGCTTCCGAACTCTTGCTCGATCGCCTTCCACACGACCGACCGCGGGACGAAAACACACTCGCTTTGCCAAGTCGAAGCACCGCTACGGCTGTACTGCTTTTTCGGTTCGTAGGCGAGACACCACGATTCCACGTTCCGGCGGAAGGTGTGACACAGCATCGGAAACGACATGAGGCAAAACCGCCCGGTGTCCTTCCAAAGCCAAACCACGAAGTCACACCGCTTCGTCTCGTCAAGAGTCCAGCCAATCTTCTTGCCAATGACAGACCACGTTTCCAACGCAAGGTCGTCGTAGCCACGTTTGGAATAGTCCATCTCGCGGACCTTAGCATCGACGGCAAGCCGATCTCCGCAAACCGTGTCTACCCACCAATCGATGCCTTGCTTGTCCTCTTCGGTAGAAGACTTGTTGACTTCCTTTGCTCCGGGAATCATCCGCTTGAGCACCTCCGAAATGTCGCACGTAGCAACGACGCCGTTAGACATCGCCATGCGTTCGCCGAAAGAAAACTGACACTGCGTCAACTGCGTGTTCATCAACCAGCCTCCATGCGACCCTGTTATCAGCCAAAATCACGCCCCAGCATCGTGTTGACTCAGCCTGGAGCATCCGGCCTTCCAGTAGTCCTCGTTGATCTCGCAAGCCCAATAGTGTCTGCCGATCGACTGAGCCGCCTCGCACGTGCTGCCGACACCGCCAAAAGGATCGGCTACGCGCTGTCCTTCAACGGACACAGCCTTAAGGATGTGGCACAGAAGATCGACGGGTTTTTCAGTCGGGTGCCTGTCTGCGTTCACGCGGTCAAACTCCATCACGTCCGCTTCTCGAGTGAAGAGGATCGGTGAACCCTTGACGGCGTGAATGATCCGCTCGTGCTTTGGTGCAAACGTGGTGTTGGGGTCACCCATGCCGGCGGCGTTCTTCACCCATACCAGCGAGCCGCGGATGGCGAGGCCGGCTTCTACGAGCGAGGCGCGCATGGCCTCCTCGTTTCGCCAGTTCGTGAAAACAAAAACGTGAGCGTCGGCAGTGAGCTTCGGCATAAAAGCCGTGACAAACTCCGCCACCTCGGCCGGGCCTTCGCCAGCTCCGTCGTTCTCGATCTTGTCGTGCCGCCGTTCCTTGCGGCGATCCACACGGTGATCGCTCTGGTATCCCATCCCATACGGCGGATCGGTCAGCAGCACCGACACCGATCCGTCGATGACCGAGTCCACGTGATCCCGCCAATTGCCGTGCAACCACTGATTCGGACCGCTCTTGCGAATGCGCTCCTCGATCTCCAGGCGGTAGCCGATGATCTGGCGAACGTCCCACGACTTGCCGCCTTGGTTGTCGATCAGCCAGCGTTCGACTTCGTCCATCCAACCTGCGGCCAGTTGGCCTGAACGCTCGATCTCTTCGCGGTGCTCGTGGATCAAGTCCATGATCGCGTTCCGCTCTTCGGCAAGCTTGCGGACGGTCTGAGCCGAAAACTCCTTCGTGTCAAGGAACCGCTCGACGATGCCGGCCAGCGGCAGCCACAGCGAACAGCCCTCCGGCTCTTGGAACTCGTTGACCTTTCCGACCCAGTGTTCCGTGTCGGCGACGGTCCAACCATTCAGCATGTGCGGAACGATCACCGGCCACAGCGAAGAATCGGCAGAGTGGATGCAATACAGGTGCTTCGCTTTTTCCAGCAAATCGTTTACTTGAGTAAACGATTTCGCCACCTCTGCGGCCGCAACGAGTTGAGACAGATACGGAGCGCCCTTGCCAAGTTTTCGGGCGTAGTCAGCAAGGCCGCCCTTCTTTCCACGCCCGGCCGCCGCCTTCCCGACACGCTCCAAAGCATGCAGACCGATCTCGAGCGGTGCCAATTCGCCCTGATTGTTGCTCGTCGCCAGTGCCATGTACGCCTGCTCATCGTCCATCTCGACGACCCAGCACGGCACCGACTCAAGCCCGCATTTCACGGCAGCGGCGTGCCGATGGTGTCCGCTGATGATCTCGTATTCATTGCCGACGAAGCGGACAGTGATTGCGTGACGTGGTTCGATGGCCTTAAGTTCTTCGATGCCGTCCGCGATCGCATCGACAACGTCCTGACGAAGCGCCACGCGCGGATTCTTTGGGTGCGGTCGAAGTGCCTTGACCGAAATCATTCGTACCGTTTCTGACGCCGTTGACATCTGTGCCTCGTTGTTTGTCTGTGCCATAGTCACACCCTCCCCCAAGTCACCGCCCTCTTCCCGCCCTTCGTCCGCCCCTCGCCGGCCTGCCTGACCAGCCCATCGGCGACGAGCTTCACCCGCCGCGGCCGCACCGCGTTCAGATCGATCCCGAGGGCCAGGCCGATCGCCTCGTCCGTCATCGCCCCGCGGGCGGCGAGTAGATCGAGGATGCGTTGCCGCTGACTCTCGGCCTTGGTCTTCGTCTGCCCCTTCGCCGCCGCCACGCTCGTCGGCGAGTGCTGCTGGGCCGGGGCGTCATCGAGCGGGAGATAGTGTTGTCCGTTGAATACGCTCATGTACTCACCAGCCCTTCCGCCTCGAGCAGCTGCCGGCACCGGAAGATCAGCGCCTCCCGTGCCCCGTCGCGATCCTCGGCGTCTTCGGCCTGGCGGTAGCGGTCGCAGGCCGCGGCCAGGAGGATGATGTACTGGTCGCGGCGCGTGGCGTACGTCTCGTCGCAGAAGTCGCCGCGGCTGTTCGTCTTCGCGTCCCGAAGGATGCTCTTGCCGAGACTCTTGTCAGTCCGGTGCGAGTCGCGCCGCTCTTTTAGGCACCAGCGGCACACATCCATCCTTCCGCCGAGAAGGCCGGTGCGAGCGGCAAACGCTCCAGGCGGCTTTGTCTCGCGGCACTCAGTGCAGCACTTCGGCCGCTCGCCGACTGTTGTCACTCCCCCCATCACTCTCCCCCCTGTTGCTTTCGTTTCGGCATCGGCACGGTCTGCACGTGCCGAAGTACCTTCCTCATCCGCGTCCCGGTCCAAATCTCGTCAAGCACGTGCTGATACAGGCGGCTGCCGTCCGTCCAGACCATGCAATCGACATCCGTGTCCCACAGCGGCTTGAGCCCGTCGAGCGGCCCGCCGAAGATCTGGATAGCGCGTAGGCGGGCCATAGTCACTCCGTTGTCTATCCCACTCCGGCCGCGTCGATCGGCCTCCGTGCCTATCACGAAAGTGGTTATTACGGCCGCAGGGAAAAGGTAGGAGAAAGCCCACGCCGTAACTGCCGGTGTTAAGCAGACCGCCGGCGGCTGCGCCCAATCCGCTACCGTGAGTTAGCGGGGCCAGGACGGGCCTGTATGTCAGAAGGGAATGTCGTCCCCGCCGCCGGCCTCTTCGCCCTTGGCGGATGCGACACGGGCCGCAGCGGTCTGCGGGCCGCGATCCGGCTTCGGCGTTGGTGCGGCGGCTCGCTCGACCGGCAGGAACTTGTCCACGCTCACCCGAGTCTTCGTGTCGTCTCCGACCCACTGGCGAGTCTCGACCCGCAGCTCAAGCCCCTTCAGTTCTGCTGGGCCGCAGTCAGCCCATTCGGCTGCCGACAGGCCGAGAGCAGAGGCCAGCGAGGCCGCTTTTGCCTTCCCCTTCTTGTCGCTCTTGATGTCGACGTAGAGCAGCCGATAGGCACCGTTTGGCGCAAGGACAACCGTGTCGTGCGCCCCGTCAGTTTTGACTTCACGAATCGTCACGTTGTGCACACCGTCGGGGAGCATCTCTCGCTCTCCGCTGGCTGCATCCGGCACAAAGCCATCGTCAAAGGTAACCCTCATCGCGTCTCCCCCGTGTTCATGTCCGGCCTGTACTCCTCACCGACGCGGACGATCCGGTCGGCATCACCGTCAAGAATCTGTCGCGTGATCTGCAAAAACTTCGCGTAGCTCATCTGTCCAGTTCGCATGAATGGCACGAGATCTGCGATGCCCAACGCCTTCCGCTCGTGGTCTGCCTCGCGGTCGTGCTGCCGCTTGGCCTGCAAGTCCCGTCGAATCCCGTCACGAAACGTCATGCCTTCTCCTCTCGTGCCGCGAAGATCAGACAATCGCGGATGTTGATGATGGTGTTCGACAGCGGCTGCGGTGTGGGCGAGCACTGATACCAGTCCTCAACCATCATTCGGCACAGTTCAACGAGGTGCGGGGCAATCTCCCTGCCCTTCGCCTCGCTGATCTCCGGGCACACCGGCACGGAACGGTAAGCCGTCAGACGGTCGCGGACACGCTCAGCGTTGAGCAGAGCCTTTGCCGCTGGCGTGATCGGTGCGGGTGCGTCGGTCATGCCACCACCTCCGTCTCGATCTCGGCGTGCCGGGCGTCGATCATGCCGTCGAGCTGCTCCCGCTGTTCCGGCGAGAGCTTGCCGCTGCTGACGGCGGCATCGGCGTCGTCGCCGATCCGGCCCAGCTCATCGACCGTCACCGCCTGGGCGACGCGGTCACGCCAGCCGGGCCGCTTGGCCGGCTCGGCGGCCTTCGGCGTCGGCATCGCGTCCCGCAGCTCGTCCGGGTCGTAGTTCCCGACCGCACCGGCCCAGCCGATGCTCTTGAGCGCCGCCGTGATGCACCGGCTGCGGATCATCGCCCTCGGAAACTTGCTGTGGTTGCCGCCCGTGAGCCCGGCCTTCTTGGAGTCTTCGGCCGTCCATGTCTCGGAGTGCTTGTCCCCGTTCGGGTGCGTCAAGTGCAGCACGGCCCGCGTGTCGTCGAGCGTCTCAAACTCAGCCCGGCCGCCGGACTCCTTGAAACGGGCCAACTGGCTGTCGGCCTTCTCGACGACGTTGCCCTTGATGATCTGGAGCGAGCGGATCGCCCTCATCGGCGGGATGCCCATATCCCGGCCCGTCAGGACGATCGCGGCAAACTGCTCGCCTGTCCTGATGTGGTCGGGCAGAAATCCGGTCTTCACCATCTGCGAGCCGGCTTGCACCAGCTCAAAGAAGTTGAAGGACTCCGTCGCCTCGCGGACGGCAACTTCGCCGCCTCGCACTTCCGTCGTGATCTCATTCCCCATCGCCATCTCCCATGAATGTGTTGATCGTTCCCCGCCGCCGGCGTCTCCGACGCCGACGGCCCTCATCCATGACCACCCGCTCCGCGGGCTCCGTGCCGGTGGCGTCTTGCCACGGCCCGTCCTGTTCAGCGAACCTCGCTCGGATCGGCAACGAGCACGTCCATCGGAACCGGCTCGTGGATGTCAGACGGACGGACAGCAATCCGCCCGCCGTCGATCTCCAGCGTCAGCCATCCAGCAGCAACTTCGACCACGCGGCCGGAGAACGCCTTCCCGTAGCACTCGCCAGAAACCCACTGGTCAACCTCGTATGCCGGTCGGCCGTAGGTCTCAACCATCCCCGCGATCGCGCCGGCAGCTTCCGCATCACCGGGCATGACATTCGTGTGCATCGCTCATCTCCCTGGTCGTGTTGCTTGAGCAGCAGGAACCGCCCTGCCGCTCCCATCGCTCGATCCATCCCCTCCGCCACGCCACCGCCTCTTCGCGGGTGGCAAATGCCTTCCGCCGCCCGAAGTAGCTCCGCCGGCCACCCGGCAGACGCATCTCCCGGTTAAACCGGGCCTCCCACTTCAGGGGGCTCGCAATGTCCGGGTAGTGCCGGATGCTCTGCTGCTCCTCCGCCACCACGGGCCGGGCATGGCGGAGACGCTCCCGCCGTGCCTTGTGCCAGACCCTCCCGGCAGCCAGACGGCGCTGGGCCATCGGTGACGCCAGGGCGATCGGGCTCGATGCCCGAGGAAGCCCGTAGCGGGCGGCTTCCCGCTGTTCATCCGTCCATGACGCCTGGAAAGCCAGGCACGTCGTCTCGATCTCCTCCGGCCTTGGTGCGTACTCAATCACTGCCACCATCGTCTTGCTCTCCGCTTCCTGAGTGTTCATCTGTTCACTTGTTTGGTGCGAAGATACCCGTCAGGAAATGGGCATCAACGATCCCGAAAAAATGAAGTGTCCACCCCGAAGAATGAGCCAAAACGGACGTTTCCGTTGACTCCGAAAGCGACCTAAGCCGCAGTCGTGTTGCGCACGTTCGTGAGCAACGAGGGCGAAAGATATTCCAGCCCCTGCGGATCCGTCAAGGGACGTTTTTTACGTTCGTGGAAAACGCTGTTTTCAGCAGGAAAACGCGCTAAGAAGCCCGCTTGGAGTAACCCTTGCGGGGCCGGCCTGTCGTTGGCGGCCGAGCGACGACGCGATCAACGTCTGCATCGAGAAAGGCAGAAGCACGGCCGAAACGATAGCGCTTCAACTGCTTCCGCCGCACCAGGGTGTGGACGCCGCCCGTCGTCATGCCCAGCCGCTTCGCGGCCTCATCGACGGTGATCCAATTTCCGATCGGTGCGGGAAGTGACACTGCCATGCCCCGAGGATATTCCCCCGGCGCGCGACATCAAGTCTGCGTATCGTTCCCTTGTTCACGCGGCCCCTGTGTTTGCAGGGGCTTGAATGGAGGATAGTTCTCTCGATCCCCTGGTGGACGACTGTTCACTGTCGGGTACCCTTGGCATGGACGCCTCAAATGGAAACAAAGCCATGCTACTCCGCACTCTCCTCAACGACGAATACGCCCCCCTGAGGGCCCTGAAACCGCGTGCACACCGGCAGTACGAACTGACGCTCGACCGTTGGGCGGAACACCTCGGCCGGGAGCCGGCCGTGGCCGATCTCTCCGGCCTGCCGGTGCAGGCGTTTCTACAGGCTCGCCGGAAGACCGTCTCCCAGGCGACGGCCGTCAAGGATAGGTGCCATATCGTGGCCTTATGGGGCTACTGCTTCAACGCTCGGATGGTCGAACGCCACCCCAAGGCAATGCTGCCACGCATGACGGCCCCACGTCGCATCCCCAAGGCGTACCGGATCGATGAGGTGTCATCGATGGTCCGTGTCGCCCGTGCCCTCCCTGGGTCCATCTGCGGCGTCCCTCGCGGGCTCTACATGTCCTCGCTGATCCGCATCGCCTGGGAGACTGCCGAGCGTGTCGGGGCGATCCGGCTCGTCGAGTGGTCCGATGTCGATCTTGACGAGCGGGCGATCGTGTTTCGGGCTGAGAACAGGAAGGGCGGTTCCGCGGACAACAGGCGGGAGATCAGCGATGAGCTTGCCGGCTGGCTGAAAAAGATGCGACAGCCTGGGCAGCGGCTCGTCTGGCCGTGGGACGGCAGCGAGACCGGCCTTTGGTACGAGTTCGGCAAGCTGACCACCGTCTGCGGCGTGACCGCAAGGGGCTTCCACGGTTTCCGCCGGTCCTCGGCGTCGTACCTTGCGGCCGCGGGCGGATCAGCACAAGAGCACCTGACGCACGACAGCCCGAGAACGACGCGGCTCCACTACCTTGACCCGTCGATCGTCCGGCCGCGGCTGTCGGCTGTGGAGATGCTGCCGGCCCTCGACCTGGGCGAGGCGGAGTTCGTCGAGGACGAAGACGCCGCCTAGCCCGCCGCCTCGCACTCCGCGAGACACGCCGCGTAGCCAGCAAGGTCGATCGGCGTGTCGGCGGTGCGGGCGGTGCCCATGTGCCGGGCCACCTTGTCGAGCAGCATGATCAGCGCCCAGTCGGCCGGCGTGAGCGGCCGTTTCAGGACGCCGGCGAACGCGGCGTTGACCATGCCGCAGGTCCGGCTGAAATGCTCGACGGGTGGCCCGTACTTCCCGTGCCGGTCGATCACCGCTTCGCGGGCCTGCTCGAGGAGCTGCACGGCGGCACAGGGTGTCTCGGATCGGAACTCGGCGTCATCGGGTGGCATGGGGGCTCTCCGGATCATGGTCAGCAGTCGCATCACGTCGGCGGCGAGGCTGCCGCTCGTGCCAGTGTACGCGCCTGAAAAGCGGCGCGCTCGTTGCTCGGCTTCTCGCAGATACTCTTCTGGGAGGTGCATCAGGACTGCCTTACCTTGCCGCTGGTGATCCGCATGTTCTGCACGTCGAACGAACGGTCGGCGTGAACGTCCACAACGGCAAAGCCGTGATTCCATTTGTTGAGGACGGCATAGGCGGGCCTCATATCGCACAGGCAGCCCGTCGAGAAACAGACCGTCTCGCGGCCCATCATGTCGGGCTCGCTGTGAGTGCTGGTGCGGTGCCCGTGCCCCTCGAGGACCGTGTGATGCAGCCGCATGAACGCGCCGCGGGCTTGGTTCACAGGCGAGCTGATCCCATTGCCTTTTTCGTGGCCGTGTAGGATCGGCAGTTCACCGGCGAGGATGATCCGCTTGTCCTTCACGAGCGTCATGTCGAGAGCCGGCAGCCCGCACCAGTTGTCCAGCCCCATGATGGGATCGTCGCTGATTTCAGGGGCGTGCTCGTAAAGCCATCGCTCATACCTTTCTTCATGGTTTCCGGTCTTCACCGTGATCGGGATGCCGGGAAACTCTTGCCTGATCCACTTCAGGAACTCCCGCACAGCCGCCAGCTCGTTGCGGAAGTTGCGGAGCCGTGGATTCTTCTCGTGCCGACTGATCGAGTAGAAGTCCGCCCAGTCGCCATTGAGGAGCAGAGCGTCGATCCGCTCCGCCTGGAGATGGTCGACCGCGGCCCGAAGTGCCGTCTCATCGTGATAGGGGACGTGGATGTCGCTGAGGATGCCGACCTTGCCCGTGATCCCGAGATCGAAAGGCAGCCAGGGCTCGGCCTGGGAGGGCGGCATCTGGTAGCGCGTGCCTGCTGGCCGCGGCTCTCGGAAGAGGTGTTTGGCCTTCGCTTCCTTCCGCTTTCCTTCGCCGCAGAGCCCGAGGGCCATCCGCACCCGCGTCCGGGCCTGCTCGATGGTCAGAGCCCCGTTCGTCTCCTCGACGATCCGCCGGGCAAGCGTACGGGCCGGGGCGTCAGGATGAGCCTCGACGATCCTGAGAACGATCGGCGTGATCGCGTCCCTTTGCAGGACGCTTTTTGCTTGTGCCATCGCGGGCCTCCCGGTGTTCCACGTCCATCAGTTCACCGTCGTGTTCGGTCTCGTCATCGAACGGGCTGCCCTCACCCGGATCCAGGCCGGGCCACGTGTGCTTCCGCTTCGGCTTGCGTGGCATCGGCGGTCTCCTTGCGTGCGGCCTCGATGGCTCGGGCTATCAAGATCCGTGCCGCGGTGGCAATGAATGGGAGGCCTTTGGTGGCGGCGGCCTCACGCAGGTGCTCGACGATTTCTTCCATGTGGTCCCAGCAACCTTGCCCCCAGGCGTCCATCTTCGCGGCGAAGGAATCGCAGCCACAGGAGCCGTCGTCGCGGATTCCCAACCATGCCAGCGAGCGGCGGAGTTGGCAGCCGGGGCCGCAGGTCTCAGGCACCGGAACCGTGCATTGCCGGATCCCCCCGCGGATCTTCGACACGAAGCCGCAGCGTGGACAGGTAGCGTTTGGGGCGGAGAGGTCGCAGTTCACGCGCTGATCTCCCAGTCAAACGTCCCGGTTGTTCCGGCACCGTTGGCGACAAGGATAGTGCCTCCCGTGCCGCTCTTGATGAGCCCCGTTCCGCAGATATGGACAGGAGTGGAATTAAACCAATACATGCTCAGTAAAGCGCACTCAGGCACGCCAGAGACGGTAAAGACTCTTCTCAGTGACTGCGACTGGCTGCGTACTGTCAGAGACGTGGCAGTGAGAACCTCCTGATACCCCCAGAAAAAGCCAATAGAGCAGTTCAGGTCGCCACGGTACTCCCATAGATCGCAGTAATTTGGAACGCGCGTCATCACATAAGTACCGGCAAGACCAGCTACAGTTGCTCCACCAGAAAGGGATACGTTCTTGATTGTCAGGTAGATCGTATTTGGCGGAGGGCTTCCGCTGCACACCGTCGCGCACGGCGTCCCGACCTCGTAGCACTCCCGCACTATGCCGTGTAGCACATGAACGCGCTCCGACGAAGTCCAGTCGATGCGTGCCGATACGGCGACCTGCGTGTTGTCGCACGTAGCAAATCCGCCGAATGTCCCTGTCGATGAACGAGGATCGCCTGCCAAAAAACCGACCAGCGGGACTGCTGGCGAGAATGTGTAAGTGTCGCCTGGGTTGAGTGTCACACCATCAGACTGAATGAAAAACTGTCCTGAAACACAAGTAAACGTCACGGTATTAGATGACAATGCCGTATCGGTCGTAGCGTCCGCTGGGAAGAGCGTTCGCCAAAACGACACCGTCAGCGAACACGGAAACCGCGTCTGCGCGCTGCTCAAGTAAAACGACCCGCCAATCGCTTGGTGAAACGGCCCGCCACCAGAAATAAACGCGGGGTTGTCCTCGTCACCGGAGAACGTCAGGTAGCCGTCGGTTGCGAGTCCGTTCACGGCACCGAATGAATAACCGCGGTACACCTCTTGGAACGCTGCGCCGCTGTGCGGATTCTGGCACGTGCGGGTGCATTCCCCGCAAGTCCCGCAACACTGGCATCCTGGCAACAGCATCACGCACACTCCGCGGCGACGACGTAGTAATACCCGTGCCGGTGGAGCATCACCGTGCAGAACTTCCCTGTGGCGATCGCGGCGTATCGGTTGTATGCCGTGAGCGTCACGCCGGTATTTGTCTCGCTCCCCGGCGCGCCGGCCCAGATCTGGAGCGTGGCGGAGGAGCCTTTCGCCCAGGCGGCGGTTGTCTTGCAGAGGACGGCGTCGGAGTCGTCGGAGCCGATGCGGTTGTGAACCGGCGGCGCTCGGCGGAATCCACCCTCAAACGCCAGGACGACGTTTGCGATACGGCGGGCCGCGCTTCGCGTGAAGCCGACACGCTCGCCGCGGCTGACTCCGGGGGGGCTCGTTTTCACGCCGGGCTCCCGAAGTAGGTTGCAAAATCAACTTCCTTGTAGACGCGGAACGTCAGGTAGTTCAGCGTGGCCCCTGGCGAGAGGGCGATGCCGTTCCCGAGCGGAACAGGCTGCTTCACCGGCCTGCCCTCGACGCCGAGGATCGCGGCCCGGTAGGTGCCGGTGGACGATGGTGCGCCGGAGCTCGTCACCCGCTGATTAAACCCAACGTCCCAGACTTGGAAGTCCCAGGATTCAGCGCGGTAGGCAAACTCCCAGACGGTCTCGGTGTACGGGATGGTGGTGTTGGCGCTTGAGCTCGAGTAGGCCAGCTCTTTCCGCTGGGCACTCTTGAAAGCGCATTTCACAGAGCGGACGGCGGCCCCGTCCCACGCAGCGGAGTTGACGGCTCCGCTGCACGTCCTGGCCGTCGTCTTCCACGAATCGTCGGTGTAGCTCTTCGTGAGCGTCCATGAGAACTCGGTGTATTCCCGCTCCAGCCCCTCGAGCGGATCGCCGGCGGAGTTCACGACCCACTTCTGATCCTTGTCGAGCCACACCGGAGCCGTGGCGGTCGTGCCGTTGGCGTTCCAAACGTCCTTCGGGAGGTTGGTTGCGGTGTCCGGCGTGACGACTTTCGGCGGGATGTAGTACCGAACCGTCACCGTCCACCAGAGGCCAGATTCGTCGTCATCGGCCGCCTCAAACTCCATCGCCTTGTGATTGCCGAAGTCCGGGTGAGCGGTGCCGTAGCCTATGCCGGGAGCCCTGGCGATCAGCGTCTTGGATGTGAAAGGATCATCGACACGGACTTTCCACTTCCTGACGAATACGAACGATTCACCGAAGCGCCCGGTGACGCCGGTGCCCTTGGTGGTCTCGACGTATGAGACGACAGCCATCAGTACCCTCCTGCAATCTCAAACGCGATGTCATCCTGCATCGCAGCCATCGCCGCGGTGTTCTTGGCGATCTCCTTGGACACGTCGAGCTGCTCATGGGCCACGTCGTCATTCGACGCGCCACGCATGAACCGCAGCATCTCTGCGATTCCTTCACGCGAGTTGATCGACGTAGCGCCGACGGCCTGTGTCGAAAGTCCTGGCGACAACTGCTGCATGGCAGCCATTCCGCCGCCGGCCCCGCCGGCGACGTTTAGCCGCGAGGCGAAGTCCGTCTGCCGGAATGACTGCTGGGCACGGAAGAGGCCAGACCGCACGGCAGTTTCAAAGATCGTTGTCAGCGGCCGCTCCATCTGCCGGGCGACCTTGTCACCTGAGACGGTGCCAAAGACGTTGCCAAGCCCCGTGCCGGTGGAGTTCGCACCGGAGACCATTGAGGCATTGAGCGAGGCTGTGAACGCCTTCATCGCGGAGAGGCTGGCATCGACAGACCGAGAAGACATCCCGACGGCCTGGAGCGTCGTCTGGACGCCCTGCAGGGCGACGGTGATCGCACCCGAAAGGACCGTGCCGATGGCAGCGATCACGGTCTTCAGCGCCCCGGCCGCGGCGTCGAACATCCCCGCCGCCACCTTGCCGGCAGCGAACACCGTCTCCCACGATGTTCCGATGTCGGCGAGCGTCCCGAACACGTTCCGGAATCCCTCAATCGCGTGATCTCCAACCGAGGCGAGCGTGTACGCACCGGCCAGCAGCGCGTCGCCGATCCCGCGGCCGATCTGGAGCGTGCCGGCAGACGTGACGAAGTCCGTAAAGGTGTCGGTGATGTTGCGTATCGCAGGTGCCATGTAGGCCGTGACCTGTACGACGATCCCACGCACGGACGTTGCCGCCCGGGTGAATGCGTCGTTCATCGCCTCAACGTCTTTCCCCTGGGCGTTCGTCAGGGCGATGCCAAACAGGCGGGCCTCTTTCGTGGCCTCGCCGATGCCTTTCGCACCGTCGGCGAACAGCGGAAGCAGCTCGATGCCTGCCTTGCCGAAGAGCCGGATGGCGGCGGCCGACCGCTCCGCCTCCGAAGGGATGGCGGCGATCGCGTCGGACAGCCTGGAGAACCGCTCCGCGGCGGTCAGGTTCTGGAGCGAGTCGAGGGCGATGCCAAGCCCGTCGAAGGCTTGCTTCGCCGTCTGCGACCCCTCGGCGGCGCGGACGAACGCCACGTCGGCCTTCGTCATTGCCTTGCCGATCGTCCCGAGGCTCACTCCGGCGAGATCAGCCGCCAGGCCGATGCCGGCGAGTTCCTTGTAAGTCGTTCCCAATCTGGCAGCGAGCTTGCTCGTGGAGTCGATCACCTCGGACTCTTTCTTGCCCATGTCCACGAATCGAGTGGCAGCGAGAGACGCCGACGCGGCGAGGTCGGCCATGAAACGCGCACCGGAGATCGTCACCAGGGCGGACATGCCTGAACGAAGGGAGGCAAGCGAGTGCTCCACGCCAGCGAACGCCCGGACTGCTCGGTCGCATCCGGCCGTGAGCCCGGACGTGGATGCAGTGAAAACTGCCGCCACCTTTCCGATCGTTGCTGCCATGTCAGAGCCCCTTCTCTTCCATTTGTGCCGCGAAGGCCGGGATCTTCCGCAACTGCTCGAGCATCTGCTGCTTGGTCTGGAGCTTCTCGCGGTACGTCGGCAAGAACTTTTCGACGAAGTCCGCCGGAACGTCGCTGCCTATCGCCGCGGCCATCGCCGTCGCCAGCTTGCCGCTTCGATGCCATTCGGCACCCCACGGCTCGCACTGCCAATACGCCATCCACCAGTTCACGACCCGTATCGGGATGCGGGCTGTAAAAGCCTCGATGTCCCATTCCCCACACGCGAGAGCCAGCCGGCCCAAGAACAACTGGAACGGCTGGCCTCTCATTTTTCCGCGAGTTCCTCAACCTCCCGATCAGTCATTCCGAGGAGCCGCGTTCCGCGGTCGAAGATCTCCGAGAGGATGTCGGCTCGCATTTCGCCGAGGGTCTCGGCGTCATCGACGGAGAACAGCCGTTCGCCCTTTTCGTCGCAGAGCAGGAGCGAGGCCACGACACCGCGGACGCCTGCGAGGTTGTCCTGCCGATTGCGTGCCCACATGTCGAACTCGTCACGCACATCGGCCGCAGGGTCGAGGAGGAACACCTCTTCGCCGCACGAGCGGAGCTTCAGCCGGACGGGTTCGCCGCGGCCAGCAGCCTTCAGGAAGCCGTCTTTCGTGGTCAGTGCCATCAGTTGTCTCCGGTGAATTGGAACGAGTAGAAGGACTCCAGCAGCTCGCCGCGCGTGCCTTCAAGCCGGTAGTCGGCCAGGAACGCGGTGACGGACAGCGTGGCCCCGTCGAGGTAGAAGGACAGCGTCGCCTTGCGGCCGATGTCGGAGCGGGAAAGGGCGGCGTTCCCTTGGGCTCGGAACTCCATCGTGCCAGGGTCCACCATCGTCGGATCGAGCTTTCGCGTGATCCTAGAATTGCCGGCGGTCCCAGTGATCGTCGCGCCGTAGCCGGTCGCGTCGTAAACGGAAGTGACGGCGTAGCGGCCAGTGAATCCGATCACGTTTCCGAGCGTGGTGCCGCCGAACGACACGGCAACGTCCTGAGCAGATGGGATCGCGGTCATGGACCGTCCCCCATTCAGCCAGTGACCCGGAAGGTGGCCGTGCCTTGTACGAAATCGCCGGCCTTGCCGCCCTCTTCGTCGTCTTCGCAGATCGCGTTGACGGCCGTCAGCCCGAGCCCCGTGAGGGCCAGGGAGTACGCGGTATCCTGGGCCGGGGCGTTCTTGCCCCAGTAAGTGATCGTGACCACTTCGCCGGGCTTCAGCGGCTTCACCTGGAGCTTTCGCTTCGATCCCGCCGTCAGCGAGCAGTCCGACACGTCCTCGATCTCGACGGCCCGCTTCACCTTGATATCGACGGCGCGGTACTCGATTGAATTGAAGCTGAAGACGATGCCCTGCATCGTGTCGATCGTGGCGGGCGAGACTGCCATCGGTTACTCCTGCCAACGGATAGAGATATTCATCTCGACGACGAACGTCGGAACGTCACGCCCCTCGAGAAAAACGGGCGTTCCGTCCTTCTCGTCGGTCACGTGGACATGGTCGATAGTCGCACCCGACCACGACCCTGTGAAATTGTGGAGAGCCGCGCGGATCGCATCGGCCGCCGCCCTGACGAGCGTGTAGCCGTCGGCGTACACGTCGAGCGTGAATTCGCCATCGCAGAATCCAGTCAGCCCGCTCGTCTGAAGTGGCCTGCCGGTCGAGTCGCGGGCGTAGACCGCGAACGGCGGCGAGGTGCCTTCAGCCGGCACCAGCGGCCAGGCCGTGCAACTGCCGGCCGTCTCGATCGCCGCCTTGAGCCAGGCCTCTGGACTGCTCACTTGCCACCGGCCTTTGCGGGCGGCTCATCGGCCTCGATCACGCCGGCCTTCCGCAGCTCGGCGAGCGTGTCGGCGTCGGCATAGATCGAGTCGCCGGGCCGATATGGGCCGTGGGGCTTGGAGAAGATCACGAGCGTCATGGGAGCCTCCGGGGATGCTTCCGTTCTGCGGGACTGGGCGGCGGTCTGTGAAATCACCGCTTCCGGCGGTAGTCGGAGCCAACGGCCTTGCCGCTGTTCAACTCGGTGGCGGCCTTCTCGAGGGCGGCGGCCATCTCCTTCGTAAGGGCCGCGGCTGCCTGCGGCTTGAAGCCACGCATGACACCCTGGACAATCGGCCGCTTTGCCATCCGATTCGTGCCGTACTCGACCCAGATGGCCTTCCGCGATTCGGGGCCGTACTTGTAGCCCAGGGTGCCGACTGCGACCCCGTCGCGGTTGTTGCCGATGTAACGCGACTTTGCGGTAGCCGATCTGCGGAGTTCCCCGCTGCGGCGTAGCTTCACCACGCCCTTCTTGTTCGCCTTCATCACCATGCCGACCGGCGTGGCTGCCTTGAGTGCCGGAACGCCTGGGCGAAGAGCCCGCTTCATCGCCGCGCCCAGGTGCTTCTTGGCAATGTGCCGCGGCAGCTCCTTGAATCGCTGCATCAGCGCCCCGATCTCTCCGGAGACCTGATCCCAGTTGGCCCAGATGAGTGCGTCGGTTTGCATGTCGCTCATGTGGCCTGCTCCTCGCACCCGAGCTCGAGCTCGTCGCGGAAGCCACGCTCAACGACGGAGGCGATGTAGAGGAGCCGGCCGCCGCGGCTAGTCCACCGGAATCGCATCTTCCCGGTGACGCCGGCGACGTAGCGGAGCATCACCGTGTGCGAGATCGTGCCGCCCACCTGCTGCCGGCGCTGCTGCTCGGAGTAAGACGATTCCTCGACGGAAGCCCGCACCCTGGCAAACGTCGTCCACGTCTGGATCGTCTCGCCGAGGGCGTTCCGCGTCTCGGCCGGGTACTCGATGACGCCGGACTCGCGGTAGTTGACCGTGGCCATCAGAACCTCCCGTCGATCGACTCGCTCGCCAGGAGCGTTTCCACGGCCATCGGAAGGACGATCGCCGACACGTCGGTCGGCACCGCTGATCGGTTGTCGTAGAGGTGCCGGATGATGAGGAGCATCGCCGAGCGGATCTGCGGGGCGATCTGCTGCCCCGGCGCGACACCGGCCCAGTAGGTTGCCGTCAGCTCACCGCCGGCCCAGCCGAGCCCAGGGCGAAGGTTGAATCGGATCAGAGCCGGCCGGCAGTCGGCGTCGATGGCGTAGGATCCGGCGTCCATCGCCGTGCCGTCGACCGTCAGCGAGATCGGGTAGGAGTCGCTGATGAGCAGCGGCGGATTCGGCAACTCGACCCCGTTCGGCCAGGCGGTCGACTCGTCGGCAAACGCTCCCATCGCGTTGGCGTTGAAGCCCCACTTCGCCCGGTACTGCGTGGCCACGAGTGCAACGCCGAGCCGGCGTTCACAGAGCCGGCGTGCCGTGGCGATGAGCGTCAGCAGGATCTCGTCATCGTCCTGCTGTTCGGGGACGAGGCCGCACTGCGACTTGGCGAGATCGAGCGGCACCGGCTCGACCACCGGCGGCGTGACCACCACGACCGACCGGGGGCGGGGGAACCGCATGGCGTGATCCTCGCTGGGAAAGAACGAGGAGGCCGGCGGGGGGCTGGGGAGCGCCACCCGCCGGCCTCACTTCGGGGGAAACAGGATCAAGACGTGGCCTTGGCGAGACGGCCGACGAACTCGGGGCCGTGGTTCAGGACGCCGAGCCGGCTGGACGCGACGAAGAGCGTCTGCCGGTTGCGGACGAGCAGCTCACGAGCCACGTCGAACTTGATGCCCTCGGCAGCGAGCCCGACCGCGGTCGACTTGGAGAAGTCGCCGTAGAGGGCCAGCGTGGTCGCTGGCATGCCCTTGCAGAGGTAGACCGGGGCACCGTAGACCGTCGGCACGACGCGGCCGCCGCCAACCGTCATGGTGGTCTGCTGGGCCGACCAGAGCTTCATCAGGTCGACGTACCCGGCCTTGGAGCAGACCCAGGCACCCGTACCCATGACCGTTTCGTCCACCTTTCCGACAACGTCGGCGAGGTTGGCGTTGCTGGTCGAGGAAGAGAGAGCCACGGTGACCGTGTTGGGATTGCTCGAGATCGCGGCGACCGCGGCCGGGAGGCCGGAGATCGTCGGAGCCGAGCTGTTCCCGGCGAGCCACTTCGTGTCGTACCAGACCGCGAAGGCGTAGCTGACGCGGTCGACGATCAGACCGGCCACGTCGATCGGCGAGTCGTTCAGGAGGGCGTTCGACACCGCGACCGAGCCGCCGGCCTCGTAGAGGGTGAGCGTCGGGCCGCTGGTCGAGATGTCCTGATCGGAAAACGCCGCGTGTTCCGCGGCGAAGCCGACGGTGAACTCACCGCTCTTCGGGAGGTTGATCGACTGGCCCATCGGCCGGTAGAGCGATGCGAGCTGGAGCGCCACCGACTGGTACTGGAGCCGGTTGATGACCGCGTTGAACAGCTCGGTGACGACGTAGGAATCGCCGTACCCGGAGGTCGTCTCGCCCATCGCCCGCTTCTCGCCTGCGGCGAGCCGCTGGAGGAAGTCGCCGACATCGGCGGCCACCTTGGCCGATCGGAAGCCGCGGGTGCCGCCGAGAGCCGGCGTGCCGCGGTCCTCTTGCTCGTTGTCCGTCACCGCGGCGCGGTTCTCGCTGGTGCTGGTGATGCCCTGGCGGAGCGCGAGGAGCTTGGCGTCGAGGGCGTTCTCGGCGGCGAGCTTCGGGGCGATCTCATCGGCGCGGGTGGCGAGCTCGCCGAGACGCAGCTCGACCGTCGCGCACTCCTCGGGAGTGTCGGGGGAAAGAGCGCGGAGGCTCTCGATCTCGCTCGAGATCTTCGCGGCCTCGTCCTGAAGAAGCTGGCGGCGGGCGGACATGGGATACCTCGTTTGTCGGTGGACGTGCGATGACTGCACGCCTCGACACTACGAATGGCCGCCGAGCCCTGTGAAATGGGTGGTGCTATCGAAGCGCAAGACGCCGGCCCCGCGCGAGGGCAGCCCGCGGGCGTTACCTCTCAGCGAACGGGGCCGGCGCTTTTGCGACAGCCACACGGGCATCCCGACTCGCACTTCATTTCGATGCGGCCGTCCGGTCGATAGATGCCCCCCTGGCACTTCCCACCGCAGCCGCACTTCGCCGGAGCCGGGGGCGGAGTCGGTGCCACCTCCGTGGCGAGGCTCGCGTAGGCCGCGGCGACGGCCGCGGCGGCGCGTGGGGGCTCGCGGTCGATCTCCTGCGGGTCGGCGGAGAGCGAGGCGAGGAAGGCGATGAGGGAGCGGTAGATGGTCATCACCAGCCCTCCCCGTGATCGACCACGCGGTGCCCGGCGGCATCGACCGCCGGCGAGCGGACGAGTTGTTGCGGATTCGGCAACAACTGCGGCGCGGGTTCGGCGGCCATCGCGGCCCACAGTCCGAGCCGGGCCGCGATCCTGGCCAGCCGGCCGACGGCCTGGAGGACCGGCCGTTGCGGCGTCGGGTTGATCGGTGATGCCGGAGACGATCCCAGCCACCAGCCGGCGGCAAGGCAGACGAGGACGATGGCGACGAGCTTGCGGTCGATCAGCATGGCGGCCTCACGGGGCAAGGGAATAGGTGTCAGCGATCAAGCGGGCGGGCTGCGGGCGGGCGGCGGCGGGGGCGGGCTCGAGCCAAGCGCCGTTGTCGAGGTCGCGGGCCTCAAACCCGTTTGCTCCGGCGATGACGAACGAATCCCCCTGGGCCAGCATGGCTTCAACGTCGCGGCGGGCAGCCCAAAAGGAACCGTCTGGCTGGTCTTCCGGCCACTTCGGCCCCTTCACCCAATTCGGCCCCCACGAGTTGAGAATCAGGACGCCGTCGCGCTTTCCGGGGCCGGTTGCATATCGCACCGAGATTGCCACGAGGCAATGCCCCCACTGCCCTCCGCGTGGCAGGAAACCGTCGGAGTCTCTGACGTTGGTCGCGGCGTAGCCGACGTTGGAGCAGATGGGAACACACAGGCCGTTCTCGATCGCGGCGCAGAGGGCCTCGTAGGAGTCGCAGAGGGCTACGCCTTGCGCGGTGTGCTTGGTGGCTTCCTTGCCGAGAGCCAGGGGAACGCCCCGCGCCCCCCACTCCTTCGCCCTGGCGATGTCGTAGTTGGTTAGGTCGATGTCGCCGTACTTCTCGCGGAACAGAATCCCGCCGACGCCAGCCTTCGTGCCGACGATCCACCGGGCGGCGGCGGCCCCATACGATCCGTCGGAGTACCCCGCGAAATCGATCGGCGGGAGCCTCCCGGCTGTTCTCGATCCGCCGTAGATCGCTTCCGGGCTGACAAGTTTCGGTGGCTCTGCCCGCTC